AACGAACATAGTTTACAAAGAGACTAAGGATTTGATTCCGTATGCGAACAATCCACGATTGAACGACAATGCGGTTGATGCTGTTGCCGCTAGCATCAAGGAGTTCGGCTTCAAAGTGCCAATCGTGGTTGACAGTGATAACGTAATTATCAACGGGCACACACGACTGAAAGCGGCGCATAAGTTGGGACTGAAGCAGGTGCCGTGCATTGTAGCTGATGATCTTACGCCGGAGCAGGTAAAGGCGTTCCGTCTTGCAGACAACAAGACTTCTGAGCTTGCGGAATGGGACATGGACAAGCTGAACATTGAGCTTGGAGAGATCCCAGACATTGATATGAGCTCGTTCGGGTTCGACATCGAAATTGATGATATAGAGGAAGTCCCAGAAGTAAAAGAGGACGAAGCACCAGAAGTCAAAGATGGAGATCCAAAAGCAAAGCTTGGCGATATATATCAGCTTGGACGGCATCGGCTAATGTGTGGAGATAGTACGAAACAAGAAGATGTTGATAAATTGATGAATGGAGTAAAAGCTGATTTAGTATTTACTGACCCGCCATACGGAATGAAGAAAGAGAGCGAGGGTGTTCTGAATGATAACCTCAACTATGATGATTTGCTTGACTTTAACCGCCGATGGATACCGCTGACATTTGGAGCATTGAAAGATAATGGCTCTTGGTATTGTTGGGGTATTGATGAACCGCTGATGGATATTTACAGCAACATCTTGAAGCCGATGGCAAAAGAAAACAAGATAACATTCCGAAACCTTATTACATGGGATAAGGGGGACGCAGGTGCAGGCGGTGTATCATTTATGGGAAAAGATGGCTTGCGTTCTTATCCTGTTGGTTCAGAAAAATGCCTCTTTGTGATGTGCGGTGTGCAAGGATTTAACAATAATCAAGATAATTATTTTGAAGGGTGGGAACCTGTTCGACAATACCTTGTAGGAGAAGCGGAAAAAGTTGGATTGACACCGCAAAAACTGAAAGAGATATGCGGTGTGGGTATGTGGTCACATTGGTTCGGGAAATCACAGTTTGCATTTATAACAGAAGAGCATTACAAGGAATTGCAGGACTATTATAACAAAAAGGAATACGATGCCTTCAAAAAGGAATACGATGCCTTCAAAAAGGAATACGATGAATTAAAAAAGGAATACGATGAATTAAAAAAGGAATACTACTCCACAAGAGCATATTTCGACAACACACACGACACAATGACTGATGTGTGGGCAATGGGCAGAATATCACACGAGGAAAAAATGCAAGCAGGCGGTCACGCTACACCGAAGCCAATAGCCTTATGCAGTAGAGCAATAAAGAGCAGTAGCAGAGAGGGCGAAATTGTCCTTGATGTATTCGGCGGTAGTGGTAGCACACTAATAGCCTGTGAACAGTTAAACAGAAAATGCTATATGTGCGAGCTTGATCCTCATTATGTTGATGTGATTATAGAACGGTGGGAGAATTTCACAGGGCAAAAGGCAAAATTATTAAAGGAGGTATAACATGGCAAAAAAATTGAATTTAAACGAACAGGCAGAAGAAATCTTACAGAAAGCAGAAGCGTTTGGAGTCGATAAGAACTTCTTCTTTATCACGACATTCAGGCGGTATATGGTTCAGTTGAAAATCTTAAACGAGCTTGAAGCGTCAATCAAAAATGATGGCGTACTGGTCACGAAGGAATATGTGAAGGGCAGAAAGAACGTGTATTCTCATCCAGCCATTCAGGATTTTAACCGTACAACTGACAGTGCGAATAAAACAGTAAGCACGCTGATGAAGATCATTTCAAGATTTTCCGGCGATGATAATTCCGAGAGTGACACTGACCCGTTGCTTCAGCTGATAAATGGCGGTGACGATGATGGCAGTGACGAGCAGTAAGGCTTACGAGTACTGCAAAAGCTCAGTCAGAAAGAAAACTTGCCCTAAGTACGTCAAAAAGCAGATGCGAGACTGGATGAGGATTGCGGAAGGAAAAGACGCAAAGTATTTCGTATCTGAGAAAAAGGTTCAGCAGATTGAAAACATTCTGAAACTGCTGATAATGCCGAAGGGATTGAAGGCAGGACAGTCTATGTATAAGTGCGCCACGGGGTATCAGTGGCTAATTTATACAGCCATGCTATGCACGGTATATCGAGACAACCCGAAAAAGCGCAGATATGAGACAGGGTTGTTGGAAATTTGTCGGAAGAACTTCAAGACGTACACAGTCGGGACAATCTTTATTATCTTGTTTTTGACCGAGCCGAGGTTTAGCAAATTCTATTCCGTTGCGCCAGATGGCACAATTTCAAAGGAGATCAAAGAGGCAATATCAGATACTATAAAAAGTAGTCCGTTGATTTATCAGTACAAGGGCGAAAAGCGTTTCAAACTGTTAAGGGACTATATTAAGTTCAAACCAAACGAAAACACGTTGATTCCGTTAGCATACAGCAACAACCGCATGGACAGCCGTATGCCGAACGCATTCATTGCCGATGAAGTTGGAGCACTGCCAAACGGTTATCCGTTAGACGCCATGCGTTCAGGACAGCTAAACGTAGTTAATAAATTAGGTTTTATCATCAGTACAAAGTACCCGACAATCGACAACCCGTTTGAAGATGAGGTTGCGTATGCCAAAAAGGTTCTGGATAGTATCGAGAAAGACGAAACAGAGTTTGCGCTTTTATATGAGCCAGACAAAACGTCAGACTGGGAAACAGACGACCTTATTCTGAAACAGGCGAATCCGGCGGCATTGGAAATTCCTGAAATCTGGGACGATCTTGTTAAGAAAAGAGCCAGAGCCATTGCCATTGAGAATGAGCGAGAGAACTTTGTCACGAAGCACTGCAATATCATTTATCAAGGACAGGGCACTGAGACGTTCATTGATGTGAAGGACGTGCAGGCTTGCAAAGTCGCTGATATTGACTGGTCCGGAAGAGTTGTATATTTAGGCGTTGACCTTTCGGAATCGAACGACAATACGTCTGTAGCCATGGTTTCCGTTGATGATGATGACAACATTCTAGCGGAAAGTTTTGCATTTATTCCGGCAGACAGAATCACAGAAAAGACCATCTCAGAGCGTGTAAACTATCAGGAACTGTTGAAGAGCGGGAAGGTGTTTGCGTGCGGTGACAGAGTTATCTCATACGCATTTGTAGAGCAATTTATATTAGGGCTTGAGGCACGCTACAACGTCCAGATTCAAGCCATAGGTTACGACCGATGGAACGCATTGTCTACAGCGCAAAAACTCGCAAATGAGGGCTATAACACAGTCCAGATCAAGCAGTACTCAAGCGTGCTACATTCTCCTACAAAGAGAATGAAGGAAGCAATCCTCACGCAGAAATTCAAGTATACGGAAAATAAACTTCTTGAAATCAATTTTCAGAACGCAAAATGCGCCTATGACACAAACAAAAATATGTACGTGAGCAAGAAAAAGAGCAACGGCAAGGTTGATATGGTTGTATCACTTATCAATGCAATTTACCTTCTGGAGCAGGATTATTTCTTGAATGAGGGAGATTTTACATTCCAGTTGCTGTGATCCTTAAAAGGTGCTATTATTTATGCGTAAAATGTTTCAATTAGAATATACTAAGCAAGGGGCGGTACGAGAGTGGCACTTTTCAGGAGAAGCGTTAAAAATGAAATAAACCTTAACGACCAAAGTGTTAAGCTTGACGATGTGTTGCTTTCGGCGTTGCTCAACAATGAGACAATTACGAGGGACAAGGCATTAACACTTCCTGCTGTTTCAGGGGCTGTTGATTTTATCAGCGGCTCGATTGCGTCAATGCCTGTCAAGCTGTACAAGTACAAGGCAGGAAAGGTTGAAGAAGTACAGCAAGACAGCCGCACGAAGCTGTTAAACGGGGATACAGGAAACACGCTTGACGGTTTCCAGACCAAAAAGGCGATGATTGAGGACTATCTGCTAGGAAAAGGCGGTTACTGCTATATCCAGAGAGACAGCAGAAATTACATCACCGCATTACGGTATATTCCTGATGATGATGTAACTGTATTTACAAATTCTGACCCGATGAACCGATTTGTGCAGTTCTATGTGGGAACTCACAAGATTTATCCGTGGAATATGATAAAACTGCTGAGAAACACCAAAGACGGTGCAAGTGGTAAGGGATTAACAGAGGAAATCTCAAAGGCCCTTGAAACTGCCTACAGTACGTTGGTTTATCAGCTTGGATTAGTCAAGACAGGCGGAAATAA